GGCCGATGCAAGACGGCAAGTTCCGGTAGTACGAGGGGAAGAGCGGCAGGCTAATCTTGACAAAGCTGATGAGTGGCAGCGACATAAGAACAGACAGCAAGCTCTGCGCCCAGGAGCTGATAAGAGACGAGAAGCGTCGCTTATGGATTTGCGATCTCGCTTATCCATGGGAGACGATTCTGAAATGGCAGGAGAGGCGAAGAAGAAGTTTCCTGGGAACTTGGATGCGCAGCAGAAATTTATGCGAGAAAAGAGAGCCCAGATTGTTAAGGACTGGAAGCAAGAGCAGTTTTTGGGTGGGAAAACCGAGCAACAAGAAGCATATCAGCGTATGCAGAAGCAACGCGCGCATGCATTTCAAAATCAGCAAAGGAAGGCTGGAGTTCAGCCGTGGATGCAGCAGCTTCCCGGAGAATTTCCTAAACCACGAATCCCAGATGCCGCTCTAGAAGGTGTGCTGAATCGTCCTCTTGATCAGCAGGAACAAGCGAAGGCGGCGCTAGATGATGTTGCAGTTAATGTAAAAACTACGTGGGATAAAATTTGGAAAGCATCACAAATCACGTTAGACGCTGCGATGGAGTTAAAAAGTGTTACTGATGAGTTGGATAGGCGGTCAACCATGCAAGTAGCTGAGGCTACCGCTATGAGGAATTCATTCAATGTGTGAGGGATGATTTGATGGGGACTAAATAATGACCTGTTGCGCACAAGCCTTTGTTCTCTATTTCAGCGGCTCAGCCGTCGGTGACGAGCTGCAGGGTATGACCATCACACCTCGTCTGGTAGAAGATGTCCGAGAACGACACAATTTCTGGGCAGCTGCAGCGATTGTGGACGCAGGTTACCCAGCTTTTATCTGGGAGTATACCTTCCCAGTGTACGTGGAGAAGGCCTCCCGCCTGGCATTCGCATCTTGGTATGTAGATCTCACCACCTTAGCAGGATCTGGTGCAGGCAACCTGGCGTCGCTGTTGGTCAAGGTAGACACAGATACGGTGATCGACTGTGGTACTTGCGGTTTTGCAGGGATCACTGCCATGAAAGAACCGGAGAGCATGCTGTGGTATGCGGCAGGAGTTGTCGAATTGAAATTCCTTGGAACAGTAAAGCCTACGGTAACCTCCTAACATGGCTACGCCGATTACAAACCTCCCGCTGGCCGGAGACCTGTGCGACCTTGCTGATTCTGCTCAGTGTCAGCTTCTGCTTGGAGGTTTCCAGGTAGACATCACCACCTCATCGAAATGGAATATGCTCCGTTTGGATGTTGGCTATGATGGAACGAAGCTCACCTTCACCGAGGTAGCTACTCCGACAATCTCCTATCCGACGTATCCGAATGAGACGGAGGTTGAGCTGCAGATGGACCTCTCCGGCGCTGCCGCCGGCCTGACGACATACTTCAAAGGTAAGGTGAAGGAGAGGCAGCACGTTGGACAGGGCAAGCAGGAGGCCATTGTCTACACTGCGTGGGGGTTGCAGGATCTTTCCAATGAGGTCACTTGCCTTGCTTGGAATAACATTCCATGGTATCAGAGATTTGCCGGCACGATCATTCAAACGGTGTCTGATTCTCTGAAGGTGTATGGCACAGAGATCCCTACCGCAATTACAGATATCTTTACGTTTAATGCTGCCGATCTTGCTGCTGTGGGTGTGTCGTCTGCTATTGGCACCCCAGGAATGGATACATGGCCTGCTGTGAAGTTCAATCGTGAGCTGACGATACAGAATACCCAGTTCCTGGATGCCCTGAAGCAGATATGTAGCTACTACCCGCAGAAGAAGCCGTACTATGACCACACACAGGACAAATGGACGTTCCCGGATCTGCTAGAGGCACCTGAGGTGATCATCGATGTCGGCACCATGAACGTCATGGAGCATGTCTACACGATGAGTACCGCAAATAGATATACCGCGGTGCATCTTTATTCGCACTTTGACGGCAGGGTGGTAGCAGCTTCTAAAGGGACTGGTCTCTGTACGAAGGGGTGGGATCCAACTTTAGAGGCAGACTGGTCGATCTTGAAGGTTGCCGAGGAGGATCCAGCAGACCTTCCGGAGAGTGGAGGATACACATTTGTGTACCGCCGTTGGATGATCCCAATTGACACCGCTGAGGTGAATCCGAATGCTCCGTACCGTGCATACATCACGGTAGACTATGATGGGCAGGAGGTTTATCAGTGCCTCGATGCTTATATCGATCTCAATAATGGCATAATTGTTACGCAGAACCCTGTTGTGGTGAAGGGCAATGCTTGGGACAAAGACGAGGCAGGTGCAATTGGTCCGACTAATGTGTATTTCACATGGTACAAGCTCGACACCGGTCCTGGTGTGGGGCTCATGGATCACCGCGAGCCGGCTGCCGGGTTTGAGGGCACGGCATATTCTTTGTTCGGACTTGAGAGAGTGAAGACCGTCTTGGTTGACCAGACAGAATGTGGTACTGTCAATGCCCGCGCCCGCCTGAATATGCTGAAGGACGTGATTGTCACGGCCTCTGTCCCGATTGACGGAGATCCTATTCCGGAGCTGATCAATCTCAACAAGAGGATCTATTTCCGGTCTACTGTTCACACCACTGCGATTGCGTCGATCCCAACCATTCTTCTTGGATACACTTACGAGTTCGGGAGACGCGGTAAGAGCACCATCAAGGTCTCTTCTGATCTCTCCGGTCTTTTGAAGATCAACTGACATGCCTCCTCAAGATAACGACCTGCAACATAAATTCATCGGTGATGCTCTTCGAGGCATCCTGTCTGATCTTCGTCAGATGGATAATCGAGTACGAGTACTCGAGAATGAGAATGCGGTAGGTACAGATCCGGCGTTGTCCCAGGTTGGGTTTTCGTCGACTAACATGATGGGGATCTTTGCATTCCCGGTTAAGGTCACTGAGGTGACTACGGCGTCGTGCAAGTTTCGTGGTGGCGTGTTGAAGCCTGGGTTTTCTGCTTGTGATCCTTGGGTTATTGACACGGACATCACTACGACTATTCATGTTCATGTAACTTCTTCAAAATACCTGCCGCAGATAGGCGATCATTGTTTAGCACAGCATGTTGGCCCCTATTACACAGGAGGTGATTGGACTGCCAAATATGGATTGTTTTCAGCTCCTCTTGAGTCGCGTGGAGGCAACGTATATGGAACTGATTATCTCTACTTTTGCATGAGTGATCCATTGGTTGCGTCGGATACGTACGGTTGTGCGACATCGGCCACAGCTTTTGAGATGGAATGGAATTCTGGGTTGTGTAGTGGGAATGGTGGTTGGACCTGTACGGTAAATACATTTTCTGCTTATGAAACAATTGGGAAGTTTTCTAAGCCATTAACAAGAGTAGGCTATGATGGTTTTGAGGGTGTTGCAAAGAAATTGGTCGATAGTGACCGTTGGGAAATTCTCCAGATGGAGCACTTGGCCAAGTGGATCAAGTTTACTCTACGGGAGAACTACGAAGACGCAACGGTGGGAACAGGAAAGCCCAAGTGTACTATTAGCAATTATTGGGACGGACACGATCCTGAAGACTGCTTCGACGATACCGACGATTTTGTAGTATGGGATGAACTGGCGTTATTCCCCAGAGCAGGAGCAGGTTGCGTAGGTATAGCTGTTTGGGATCCCATCGAATCTTTCTACAAGATGGTGACTTGTGAACAGAGACCTCAGCTAATCAAGGTATTGGCGGGTCCGTTTGCAGATTCCGACGATCCTGTAGGCTGTACTGGTGCCGCGAAACTGAATCGGGAGGGCGACACAGATCCGCCCGACTTAGCATCAATAGCTAATCCCTTCGGCTGCTCTGCTGACGAGTCGCAGATGTGCCCCGCTACCTGGGATGCCGGCTTGACAGAGTACGTACTAATTGGCCCCTACAACAGCGTGGACACCGACACTGACACGCACATAGACGTAACAGGCAGTGTGCTCACGGATGGTTGTAGTGGTTCGGCCACCGATGTAGAAACCACGAACATAACAGACCTTATCTTCAACAACGACTGGATTTCGGTTTCTGCATCTGGCAAGATAGTGACAGTAGATATTCCCACGGAGGAGCTAGCCGTCGTTACGAATGTTTTCCTAGACGGAACTACGATTAAACAGACGAAACGAACAGCAACCGTACTTTGTTATGGATCTGAATCGACAACAACCGTCGCCACCGGAACCGTATGCGCGACTGTGTAGGCGGTAGCCAATATGACCATACAGTTTTGGGATGATGGAGGCGGGCCAACGATTCTGTTCGTGGATGGCGATATCGCCATGCACGAGGATTGCTGTTGTACTGATGAGGAAGTTTTGGAATGTGCATGCTGCCAAGCAGGAACAGTACCTGATCCTATGCCGCTCACGTTTGCGGCTGTTGAGACTCCTACCAGCAATACTTGGTGTGATTGTACTGATTGGAATCAAACACATAATTTGCCTTATGTTGCCTCGCAGGATCCATGGGGAGATGGCGACGGACTTGTGTGGGAAGGCTACGGTCCATATGACTATTCTGATTGTGAACCCGCCGTAAGCAGCCTTCCATGCGATGCTTGGGTGCGGGTTGAGATGTACACGGAATGGGCTAGCCCGAATGATTGTATTGTAGATATTTGGATCTTTCGAGAGCCGGAAAGCAATTGTCCTGACGGCTCTGCTACATTTGAGGCATTATTTACAAAAAACTTTGGGCCTGCGCCGTCTTTGGATTGTTTAGATATTGGCGATATTCCTTTTGACGATCAAGCTTCGGTTGGAACTAACTGTACTTGGAACAATGGTGCAACAGCATACCTTGGAACGGCATAAGGCTATCTGTGGTTGTCCACGCGGTGGTACGCGTTTTGTGTACACCCTTTTGCGAAGTCGTGGACTAAGTGTATCGCATGAATCTCCAGGAAAACAAGGTACTGTTGCTTGGTGGTGGACGCATCCTCCGGATGCTTTTATGCGGCAAAGACGATTACGTAGCGTGTGGGAGGATCCAAATACAATTGTATTACACCAGATACGACACCCTCTTCCGTCTATAGCATCATTGGTGTTTTTTCTGTCACATCTTCCGCCGAAACAGCGTGAAAAGATATGCCGGAGGTTTTGTACCTTTGTAGAACTTCCACCGCCGGAAAATATGTGGAAATTTTGTGCTAGTTTTTGGCTCCGATGGAATCAGCAATGCGAGGAGGCCGCCTGTTGGTCATATCGTGTTGAAGATCTGATTCTGGGATCAGAAACGTATGCCACTTTCTGTGATTGGTGTGGGCTATCGTCGGACGAATTCCCAGACATTCCTCGAGATGTGAATTCCGCGATTCATGCTGAGATCTATTGGCGAGACTTAGAGCAGTATCAAGATCTGTGCCAGGAGATACGAAGTGAGGCTGCGCGTTGGGGCTATGATGATGTTGGGGTTCCTAGCGTTGTTGAGTTGCACAATTTGCGGGATTGCAGTGAGGATGTTGTGGCAACCATCCCGCTACCATCTCTTGCGGAGCAAGCCTCGCACTATGGTGTGGCTCTTGTTGCGTGGGTGAAAGCTGGTCGACCTGTTCGAGACGACTCGGAGGTAGAGCTAATATTTCATATCTGTGAGCAGTGTCCGAAATTCGTAAAGGAGGAGAATAAGTGTAGTGTCTGCGGCTGTAACGTCAAGGGCGTTAAAGGGGATGAGGATTTCCTGCAGAAGTTTTTGACAGTGATTCATGTCGAAGCCATCAGGAATAAGGCGATGATGGCGACGGAGTCGTGTCCGAAGGGTGAGTGGTAGCATTTCCGTACCACCAAATCGGCGGGGTAGCAGAAGAACTTTCAGAAAATTCAGGAGCAAACTCAAAGTCTGACATATAATAGAAGTACTATGCGACTCGTTGCCGAGAATGTTCACACCTGGATCTACGGCGACTGTCCACGAGGCCTGCTTGACCCCGTCCTTTCGTACACGAAGGCCGGGGTTCATTTCGCTAAGTCCGTAAAGGCAGGGCACTGGGACGGTCGATACCGCCTGCTGCGCAAGCATCCCGAGCGCAAGCAGCTGTACTTCCCGACAGGTCTGTTGGGAATTGTGTTGGAGAAGTTGAACACGGCCGGCATCCCGTATCAGATTGACGACCACCGAACTGCTTCCATGTTTGAAGAAGACCCCTCCTTAGAGCTATTCGATGTCAAGCACGGGACCATCCGGCTGGATGAGGGTAAGTTCGACTATCAGGCAGTGGCTGTCTACTCCGCGCTGACGAAATGCCGCGGGATTCTGGACATGGCCACGAACTCTGGGAAGACCGAGGTCGGCGCTGCTATCATCAAGGCTCTTAATAGACGGACGGTGTGGTTCACGCATCGTAAGAATCTTCTCTACCAAACTAGGGAGCGATTGGCTGAGCGGCTTCAGCAACCAATCGGGATCATTGGCGACTCAGAGTGCGAGTATCAGGACGTGACCGTGGCCATGGTGCAGACCTGCGGTAACAGGAAGCACGACGACTTCCTTCAGTCTTGCCAGGTGGTGTTTGGAGATGAGGTGCATCATCTGGAGAGCAATCAGTGGTACAATAACTTCGCAGCCGTGCCTGCTGGTTGGCGGTTTGGTCTGACAGCAACGCCGCCACCGCTAGATGAGGCCGGCATGCTGCTGCGAGCAATGACGGGGACAATCCTTTTCAAGATCACCTCGCTGGAATTGATTCGGCGAGGTGTTTCTGTCCCTCCGCGTGTATGGATCGCATCGCCGAAGTTGAAGAAGTTCCCTAGCAAGACCAGTTGGCCAGACGTTTACATGGGAGGGATTGTAGAGAATCATGATCGTAACCTCATGATTGCAGAGATGGTGTTGCGTTTCCGAGAGGATGATAAGCCGTCATTGACACTTGTCCATCGGTTGAAGCACTGCGACATCCTCAAAAAAATGCAGGATCGGTTGGGACTTCCGACTGCGATCATCAACGGCTCTGTCACGCAAGGGAAGAGAGATAAGATTTTGAAAGATCTCGTCAACCGTAAGTTGGCGAATGTGGTGGCCGTGGCGAAGACTATGGGAGAGGGAGTCAATCTTCCAGATCTTCGGGCAATCATCAACGCTACTGGTACGAGATGTGGAGGAAATGCGTCAGAGGACGCAACCGGCCGAGACACGGTGCAGTTTCTTGGTCGTGGTCTGCGTACTGCTCCAGGAAAGGAGTATATTGACTACGCTGATTTTGCGGATGTGGGGCATCGTTATTTGAAGAGAGCCAGCTTGGATAGGCTGGGCACGCTGAAGCAACAGGGCTTCGGCTTGTTTATTGAACGATGGGAATCTTACGAAGGAGATAGCAATGGCGGGTGCAGCTATTCAATGCCTGAAGCCGTGGGAGCGACGGGCTGTGTTGGTGGGGCTGGAGTATGAGAGGCTGATCAAGGAGATAGGAGGTTACTGGGGAGGCTACCGAGTATTCCCCGGAAAGACCTTTGAAGACGATGTTCTAATGCGGGTTGATCCTGCGTCTCTTCGCAGCTGCAGAGTATTCAAGACATGTGTGACAGTTGTTGGCTGGATGGAGGAGCTTGGGTTCCACATTGGGCACGATGACAAGTCGTGGTGCATGTTCATGGAGTTCGTCTTCAAGCAGTTTCAGCCCGATGTCCCAATGCTGGGGCAGATTAAGAACCGTCTCTTCTACAAGATGTGGAAGTCTTCTCCGATTCTTAATGATGACACGCCGAGAAACTCTTCCGAGAAACTCAACCGCATCTATGCGCGCCTCCTGGTGGGCTAGGAGGTAAAAAATGGCTGGCGGAATATTTTCGCAGAAGTTTGATGCGCATTTCCAACGGTGCTTCGTAGCCTTCGTTCTGAAGGATGCTGATTTTCTGGAGCGTGTGGCCAGGGATTTGAAGCCTGAGTATTTCACAGACGATGCCATGCAGCGCATTGTCAGGGCATGCATCGCACACTTCCACGAGCGAGGCACTTCTCCGAAGACATTGATCTATCGTGAGTTCAATGATCTTCGCTATTCGGGACTACTGAGTGAAGATCTACACAAGCGGATCGTATTGATCCTGGAAGACCTTATCGAGATTCAACTGGAGAACCGTGATTACATTTTCGATGAGTTCGAGAAGTTTGTTAGATATCAACGGATCGAGTCGTCGATGCCGAAGGTATCAGAGCTGGCATCTGCTGGGAGGTTTGAAGAGGCTGAAGCCTTGCTGGCTACTTTAAGCGAACCCATTGGGATGCAGATTATACTTGGACAGCCATACACTTCCGACGTCCAAGAGAGGATTCAGCGGCGTGGGCGGGAGGATGAAGAGCGGTGCTGGACACTGATCGATCCGATTGACAAGTACATCACAGGACTCCGCGGCGGTGAGACAATGGTCTTTCAATCGCAGAAGTCCTCAATGGGTAAGACGGCCCTGATGGTGCAGTTGGCAAAGAATTTTATGTTCTCTGGCAAGAAGGTTCTGTTCTTCAGCTTGGAGGAATCAATTGCTGCACTGGAGGATAGGCTTGATCAGTGTATCTCTGGTGTCTTGAACGATGGCGAAGGACTTCTTGAAGCAGAGTTCATTCATCGCCGGGTTGAACGCTACACCTCCCGCAATGGAGGTATCTGGCTGGCTAAGATGCCAGACGCGTCTACCCGTGTGTCAGATCTTAAGCGTGCTGCGAAGATGATCCGTGCGCAGAAGAACTTCGCCTATAACGTGGTGATCATCGACTACGCCGATCTTCTTCTGCCTGAGGTTGCCTCGATGCAGGGCGATCTCTACCAGACAGGTAAGAATGTCTACAGCAACTGGCGTGAGTGGATGCAGGATGAGAACATTCCCGGCTACACCGGGATGCAGTCGAATCGTGCTGCTTCAGACAATGAGTTTGCTGACCAGCAGCATTCGGGTGGCTCGATTTCCAAACCGCAGTATGCTGATGTCGTGGTTTCGCTCAATCAGAGTAAAGACAAGGAGAAGCAGGGTCGCCTGACTCTGTTCATCGTCAAGAACAGGAACGGCCAGAAGCACATCAGCATTCCGGTCACTCCAGACTTCGCACGCCAGAGGATTTGGAGCTATGAACAATCCCTTGACTGATGCCATCAACGGCTTTCCGCTGATGAATTATCTGTCGACACGAGTTCAGAAACTCGTGGTTGGAAATGGGAACAATGTGCGGGTGGACTGCCCGAACTGCGGAGGGAGGAAGACGCTGTCGATCCACCGCACCAGTAAACGGATCCAGTGCTTCAGGTGTACGGAGGGCGGGAGGGGTCTCGCCTGGGAGGGGCATGGGAGCCTGGTTGATCTGATTCAGTTGCTGGATGGGCTGACTAAGTGGCAAGCCATTGAGAGGATCTTCGAGGAATCCGGGGTGCCAGATTCAACACCTGCCCCTCAGAGTCCACAGAAGCCTCCAGAGCTGCTTCCTCCAGAATCCCTCCCGCTTATCGCCGCGGACCCAGAGCACCCTGCACGAGCCAATCTGAGGGCTAGGGGCCTGTCTCACATGGAGTCCAGGGTACGTGTCTGTGTAGATGGAAGATATGCCGGCCGTTGGATCTTACCGGTGTGTGAATTTGGGGAACTTAAGGGGTTTGACGCGAAGAGTTTCTCAGGCAGGACACCGAAGTCCCTTTTTCCTGAGTGGTTGGAGACCTCGAGAATGCTCTACCACACGCCGGCCTGGGATTCCCGGATTGACCATGTTGTGATCACAGAATCTATCTTTGATGCTGAGACCATTGGATTCAATGCGGTAGGGATCTTCGGTTCTGTTCTTCGGGATGGGCAGTTCAACCGGCTGTGGGAATTACGCAAGCGAGGAGTGACCAAGCTGGTATGGATGCTGGACGAGGATGCCTGGATTAAGCAGATCAATGCTATTCTTCGGAAGACCAGAAACTTCTTTGACAACTACGTGGTGGACATGCCTCCGGGATCGGACCCTAACAGTATTGGCCATGATGCCTGTTGTCAACTTGTCCGACACGCACGGGTTGTAAATAACTCCTTTGACCTACTGGTTGCTAGTCCTTAAATGGGGTTTGCCTATTATTCATACGATGTTATATTTAGAACATCTTGACCTGCGGAGAAACTCATGCGACTATTAGCCGACGGAAATCATCTTGCCAGTCGTTGTCGACATGCTAAGGTAAACGAACTGATGACCAAGGACGGTCGTTCGTCGGGTGTGATCTTTGGGTTTCTTCGCGGTCTATCTCATGCTGGCAATCAGGTTGGAGTCAGTCCGGATGACATTACTGTTGTGTGGGATGGTGGGCACAGCCAGGGACGAAAGGATATTTATCCAGCGTACAAGGCCAATCGAACGCCCACCAATCCAACGGAAGAAGAGAAGGCTGAGTGGAACAGTTTTGTGTCACAGATGGAAGCCCTTCGTGAGGGCTTACCGCTGTTAGGCATCCATCAAGTAAGAGTCCTAGGATGTGAGGCTGACGACATCATCTCGGTGTTGGCACACCTTATCCAAGAGGACGGCGATGTTGTTTGGGTGTTCAGCAGCGACAAAGATTTTCACCAGATCATCTCTCCATCGTGCAGGATCTTTGATGCGTATCGCGATAAGTTGGATGTTGAGACGGTGTGCAGCTATTGGAATGTTGAACATGCTGCAGAGATCGTGTTCGTCCGAGCTATCGTTGGAGATGAATCTGACAACATCGCGGGCATTGATGGGATAGGACCGAAGCGGGCAGCAAATGCTGTTCGTGACTGGCTTCGTCCCGATGTTGAGCTGACTCCCGGTGAATTGAAGTACCGGAATCTTGCCAAGCATGAGAAGTGGAGTATTGTTGAACGGAATCTCAAACTAATGCGGCTTCCGAGAACCTGGGATGAGTCATTTTATACCAGGGAGCAAGGGATCGACATGCTTCGGCAGGCCACGGTTTTCATTAAAGAAGATCCGATGGCGTTTGCCCGTTTTTGCAAGGAATGGGAGCTGGAGTCATTTATTGAAACGACTAGGTGGTAACAATGGCCGATCAAATCGGCACCGACGAGTCTCCTGCTGTTGTAGTGCCTTCGGGCAACAAGGTGGGACGCAAGCCGTTGGGAAGCTGTCGGATGGTAGCAGATTCATATCAGGTAGATCCTGATAAGCTGCAAGCACTGAAGGAACTCGCAGAAAATAGAGGCAGTTCAAAAGCTGCTTTGATTCGCGATGGAATTGATTGGGTGCTTGTGAACAAGTAATTTCGTGCAACATAGCCTGCCTATAAGGAGGGTGC